TAATCGATCTCCTCAACTCCTATTGCATCTTGTAGTTGTCGCTCGATGGTGTATTTCTCACCATTCCACTCCTCACATAGTAGAACGCAGGACTGGCATAAGTATCGTTTCGTGCCGCGTTTTGCTCCAATAATTACCCAATCGGCTGGCGTCTGACCTTTAATGGCTTTAGTGCTGAATTGCATTTTGCAATAATCGCACCATTGATTTCGATTAGAATTCCTCGCGATCGGCATTGTCGCCTTTCATAACCTCATCGATCATATTGGCTACTCTTGCGTAGCCGGCAATATCCACCAACGAATCGTAATGACCTGGCGTTTCGACAAGCCGGCTAATTTTAACGAGGATCTGCATAACACTAGCCTGAAACGCAGTAATCGGAAATTCAAGATATGCAGACCACAACTCAGCGATTCGCTTGTGGTTCGGGTATGGATGCGAATATACATCTGCTCTTTTATAGAGGATTTCGCAAACTTCTTGGAAGAATTCATCGCTAGTTTTTGATGACATTGCTATCACCATAAAGTCCGTGTTTGAAATTGCGTTTGCCTGATTGATAACCAGCGTCATAGCCGGCTTCGAAGATAACCATAAATGCATAAATTGCACCGAATACCAGTGCAAGTCCTAAGCATAAAAATGCTAAGAATTCATAACTCATTTTCTTCTCCCTTTGGATCACTTTGATCCGTTGGGATGAAGTATTGGTTAAACCGACAAAACCTGCAACGACACTCGGTCATAATTTAATAACGTTTTGATAACGTTTTAGGAGTAGTGACGGCCTAACGCGTAGAACGACCCATCTTGGTTTATTGGGATAGGAATACAAGTGACGTTATTGCCACGTCCTTCGATGATTCCAATACCACCCTGCCAATCGGCCGACAATGCCCTCAGATAGGTCGCTTTTCTAGCGTCCATCATATTTCCTACCTCAAAGCCCCAAAGTGTCTTAAAACGGCCTTCTAAGCCCTGTGAATGCCCAATTAGGCCAAGCCTGTGGGTATGTCCTGAGATAACGCCTTTTACGCCCCATTTTTTAGCCAAATTTAATGCAGTCATTCCGGCATTTCGATTAATTGAACCTTCGTCGCCGTGAGCCAAATACCAGCCTTTTAGAAACTCATAAGGCTTTTTGTGGAATGTAATACCCAGTTCATCAAACCCCATAAATTTGTCATATTGGAGTTCAGGCAGATTAATCAGCCCTGGAACTTTTAATAAAGTGTTATATAGGCGATCAGTATGATTACTGCGGACAATGTGAGCCTCGCTTGAATGCTCGGTGAGATCCCAAAGAATTTCACGACCCAATTCGCGATCACGATGCAAAGTTTGTTCATAAGCCAATGGAGTTTTTTCAGCCCACCGGCTAATTGTTTGAAAATCCATTTCATCGCCAACGCATAGAACTTTGTCGAATCTTTCACGCCTTGCCAAACGAATGACGTTTTTGACAATTGCTTCGTTATGAAATGGAATTTGAAGGTCACTATAAATAATGAAGCGAAATCGCTTAATCTTCATCCTCTTCTGTTGGATCAATTACCGGTATGATGTTGCCATCGCCCACCACCCAGTTCGGAGCGGTGCGCTCCATTTCATTTAATAACCAAAATGCTTCTTCGCTGGTAAATCCAGCACGTCGAGCAGATAGATAGCATTCCCTTAAAGCAATGTAATGCTGATCTAATTTGGTTAGTGGCAGCGTGGATTTTCTATTAACGCGACGGCGTTTAATTTTTCTATTAGCACGCTTCTTTGTTGCCATAGTTAAATTTTACGTTTCTTTATCAACAATCTGTGGATTTCGTCTTGGCGTGTTTCGATACGAGCAAGGCGATCAGCGAGAGATGAACCCGAGTTGGGAGTGAGCGTCCAAAGCCATCCTCTGACCAAATAGCGTAATCCAACAAAGAATGAACTAATGACTGCAACGATTCCGGCGACAAATCCCGACCACTCAACCGGACTCATTTTTTCTTGGTTAGGCCGAATTCCTTTTCGGTTTTATCAGCCCATTTTGCTAAAGGTGCAGCGATGCTTCCAATGAGAATTGCATATTGTGGTGCTAGGTCGGCTGCTAACGCCAGTCCCATTGTGACGGCAGATGCCAGCACTGCTCTTAAATATGACTTGATCGGTGCTTTATTGTCATTCCATAGTTTCTTGATTTTCTTCATTACGCCTCCAATAGCGGTATTTCATAAATTGAACTATCGTCCGCTCCCTTGCCAAATGAGCAATGTATATGTTTTACGTGGGGATTTAATCCCTTGTAATCTCGCCAAGACCATTTACCTTTTGCGCTGGCAATCTTTTTGTTAAATATCAAATAACTTATTCTCTGCTTTTTGTCTGTTGAAGCCAAAATTCGCAACTGATCTGCCAAATCAAATGCCACGCTTGGTTGCGCTTCATCTAGGTTGGCATCGATGTCTATTGCTAGAACTCGACCATTTGCATCCGGATTATGATCCGATTTTCTTAGCGAATGCCTAGCGTCGCCTATCCAACCATCAGATTTTTTAGATCGAGATGGAAATGATTTATTTACCTGATCGCGAAGTTGAACGCCGGCTTTGCAAAGAAATGGTTTCACGCCAAAAGCAGTTTTGCTTCATCCTCAGTAATGCCAAGTTTTTCTAACAATGCAGATTTAGCCTCAGCACGCTCAGCCGCTTCAGCCTCTTGCTTTGCCTTCTCAGCCTCATAAGCCTTGCGGTCTGCTTCTAACTGAGCAATTTCCTCATCAGTTAGTTCAAGGATTTGTTCCTCTTTTGTTTCGCAGTTGATTACTATCTTTGTTGGTCTAGCCATTATTGCTCCTTAACTGTTTTTAATGCCGTATAAATAATAAGTTGAATGTTGTCCAACTGTGCCACCTAAATTATCAAATGTTATTTGAGTTATTGCTGAAGTGTTTGACCATAAACCTGCCACCAAAGTATTCCAACCAGCACTTGCGTTATTTTCTCCAACTAATTCTCCAGACCAAGATTTGTAATTAGATGATGTGTAATTTGGAATGTAAATTTCACTATTGCCAAATGTATTAGCGGTATAACTATCCCTGTCAGTGCTTCCAATGTATTCATCAGTTCTGTTCCAATTACCGACACTTGAACCATCTCCATATACCTGTTTGTTTGTTAAATTTGTTTTAACTCCGTTGAACCACATTCCGTTAAATTCATTATTAACATTTCTATTTGAAAATACAACTTTCAAATCCGTATATGTAGCCGGTATTGAAGTAAAACTAACTGTTGAAACCCCACCCGACCCAACTGTGGTTGATGCTATAAGTGTGTATGTAGTTGCCATTATGCCGCCTTAATTCCGTAAAGGGTAAAGGTTGAACCGGATGCGTAATAGCCACCAGAACCCGATAATACAAAATCAATTCTGTTTATAGCACTTGTTGAACGCCATAAATTAACGCCAGTTTTAGTTGCTATATTTGCAACATCGTATCTAACTAACATCGTTTTATATGTTGTTGAATTACTGTAATTATTCAAATGAATTGTTAAAGCACCATAAATATTTGCAGTATCTCCAATTGCCGTATTACTGGCTATCGCTGCCCGAACCATATTTGTATCTCTAGCACTTCCAGTAGAACTACCATCACCCCACAACTCGGTGAATGAATAATTTGAACCTGTGTCTGAATTAAATTGTAATCCAGCCGCATATCCGGCTGCTGCTAATCTAATTGATGCTTTGATAATTAAATCTGTATAAGAACCACTAATTGAAGTAAAACTAATTGTGGCTTGATTGCTACCTAAAGTAGTTGTTGCTATCGGTTCGTATGTTGATGCCATATTATGCCTTTATTCCGTATAGGGCGAAGTGAGAGTATTCAGAAAATGTTGTTCCATTTTTAGGTTCAACCTTGATGCTTGTAATTGCGTTTGTATTCATCCACAAACCGCTACCTAAACCAACAACGCCACCATAACCGGCAATTGTTCCATTATGGTCTATTCCATTTAATTGTCTGATTGTTTTGTATTTATTAGTATTTTTAAAATCTAAAAAATCAATAACCATTGCACCAAAAACATTTGAAGCATTAGTGCTAGATAAACCTAACAAAGTCATATAGGTCGCACTTGTAGAATTGCCAACATCTACTGTGTCACCCGCTCCTGACAAATAATGATTTGCATAGTTTGAACCAGTATCGGAATTTAATTGCATTTTAATTTCATCTCGCCCGTATGTTGCTCTATTACCTTGTGCAATTAAACGCAACTGCAAATGCGTATAAGCAGACCAAGCAGAACCGGATTCGGTAAATGTCACCGATGATGCACCGCCTGAACCTACTGTGGTTGTGGCGATGGGAAAAAATGATCCGGAATCAACGAAAAATGTATTAACACCAATTCCCTTTAATGGTGACATTAGGCAGTAATATCCCCAACTAATACCCATTCATTTGTGTCATATTTCCAAAGAGACGCACCCGAGTATTGACCAGTTAATTTTAATTTAGATCCGGATGAACGAATAGTCACGCCTGAACCGGCTACTAATGTTGTTTGTCCTGCACCATATTGAATAATATCGATGCGAGTATTTGTCGGAAATGCCACACTGGAATTTGGCGGCACTGTTAAATTGTTAGCGCTGGATTTATTCATAACTATCATTTTGCCAGCATCGCCAATAACTAAAGTGTAAGAATCTGTTTGAACATTTTGAACTGCTTGATTGCCTACTGAATAATCAAATGAAACTGTGACTGCGCCAGTTGTTCCGCCACCGGATAAACCAGTTCCAGCGGTCACGCCAGTTATGTCACCCTGGTCATTTGCTATCCAAGTGAAATCCATATCCGTATTCGAAGTCTTAGATAAAATCTGACCGGTTGTTCCACCTTTTAGATCAACCATTGAGGTATCGATGGCATTGCCAAGCGTGCGCATTGCAGCCGCGCCATCTTTAACTAAATCTGTATCGTCGGGAGTTTCCCATCCGAAGTTTGTTGTATTTGCCATTAAGCCACCGCTCCTATTGCTGTTTCCCAAGTCAAAGAATTGTTAAGCGTATTCCAAGCCTCTGAGGCCGATACACTCTCCCATTTTACCGCAACTTCGCTGAATTCGATTGGACTTAGGCCTATCGTAATAAATAATTCATTGAAGTTAGTCCGCCAAGACCAATTCTCGACGAAACCTTGAAACTCCCCACCATTGAGTTGAAGAGGTAAATCTATGATTCTGATTGGCTGGCCAAAGTAAATGCCCAATAAAGCATCACGTTCAGCGTCGGTCAATTCAGGATTATTCAATGGAAATGTTATTGATTCAAATAAGAATCTCGGATATGCCCTCAGTGCCACGTATCGATCAGCAATGGTTTGCGCATCTGCCGCACTATGAATCACCGAGTTTATTGTGTCTGCCTTATATCCATAAGTAGCAATAGACGCAGCATCCTCGGCTGTTTTCTGTGACCCAAAATTATTGCCATAATTAATGACAACTGAGTTGCGAATATCGGACATTCTCGAAGTATTTGCTAACCCAGTAAATAATGCAGAATTGGCGGATATTGTTGTATAGCCATTGTTTGCCAAATCGTTTTGCCTATGTGCTGCATCTGCGTATCCGATGTTTCCATTTGAATCTTCATACATTAAACCAAATGCAGAATTTGCGATTAGGTTTGCAATGTTAGAAGTAAAATCAGGACTTGCATCTCGATTTTCCATAACATATTGTCCAGGACGATCTATTTCACCAAGTCCGATATTTTCAGCGTTAGCCCAGGTAGTTGTTGCGCTGTAATCATTCCAAGACTGACTCGCACTAACTTCATTCCAACTGTTGAGAAGATAGGTTTTCAATAACTCATAAATTTGGTCGCCATCGTGATCCTGCGCTAAAGAATCATTAAATACAATTTTTGTTAATTTGGCCAACGAACCTACTGCGATGATTGAATAAACTAAAGTTTTGCTAACTGAACCACTGGCTGAAACTCTAATTTTAATGTCTGTTATATTGCCGCCAAATAAATTAACGAACGCATTTGATGAATCTTTTACTTGTAGAGTTAAACCATCATTAATGGCAATGGCCGGATTTGTGTTATCGAAAAAAACTAAATCGAGTTTTAGATAAGAACCTCGAGGTTGATTGTAAATTGATTCACGGCCTGATTGATGCGAAACACTCGATATTGTTGAGTCCGTGTATTCAGTTCCATTTATTAAAAGTTTATATTCCGGACTAAACGAACTCATTACAACATTCCTGGGAAGTAAATCGTTCCGCCACGTCCGTCAGATTGAGTTAAAATGTTTGCTATCTGTCTTGCTGTTCCTTCAGAATCAATTGCGCCATTAATGGTTATATTTACCGCGCTTGGCAAGATTCCAGATCGTAATGCTTCGGCCGTTGTTGCTCTAGCCCCATAATCCATAATGGTTGCCATATCGTAGGCAGCCTGATCAAACTTTGTTGTTTTTGATGCGGCAGATCCAGCGGCGACCGCTCCACCACTCACAATGGATGGAACGTTAGTAGTTCCACTTGGTAGAACGATTGCTGGAGTTGTCTGTTCTTGATATTGCGGATTTCCTGCTCCATAGGTAAATGATGATCCGCCTGACGTGCCTATCTTTGAAATGTAACCAATATCAGCACCAGGTTTAATTAAATTAATTCCAGTAATGACTTTATTAATAGCATCGATAATGAAATTAATAACTGGAGTCACCGCACCGGCAATTGTTCCAAAAGCGTTGATAATTGCTGTGGCTGCTTTAGCACCAACATCAACCAAAAATCCAAACACTTTGCTTACCGCTGGGAATACGTAATCAATTAATAATTGACCAAACGCTTCAAACTTTTCGCGATTTCTTTCAATGGCATCTGAAATAACTGCCCAAGCATCTCTAAACTTTTCAACTATTGGAGTTCCATATTGAATTAAATAAGTAATTAATTTGTCAATAATTGGCAATAAGAATGTTCCAACGTTTTCTTTTGCTTCATTGAATGCTTGAGTTAAACGATCGATGCGACCTTGGAAGGTTTCAGCATTTCTAGTTGCAGCACCGCCGTATAAATCTGATAATTGTTTTTGAACTTGCTGAAAGTTCATCGTTTGCAGTTCGGCTTTGGTTATACCAATTCCTAATGCTCCTAACGATTTTGTATTGCCTTCATAGGCTTTGCCAAGCGCATCTACAACATCGATTAAAGGTTTATTAGTGCCTTTCGCAACATCTAGGCTTAAATTTAATAATGATTGTGATTTTTCAACTGAACCAGTGGCAATAGCCAAACGCTGTAATGCCGGACGTAATTCATCATCGGCTATTCCGTAAGCCAATTGAGTTTTAGAAATATAATCTTCGGTTGCTTTAACTTGTGCTGCTGTTGCGCCGGTCGCAGTTTTTAATGCACTCGCTAAACGTAATTGTGCCTGTTCATCTTCTAGTGCTGATTTAACTCCATCGACCGCTAATTTAGTTGCATAAGCACCGGCGGCAACTGCGGCTGCTGCAAATGCTACCGCTGCGGCTTTGCCAAAACCAGTGACTTTATCGCCAAAAGTTTCAACCTCTTTTGAACCTGCATCTAATTTTTTCTTTAGATCATCAATATCGGCAAGGATTGATAATTTTAATGTGCGACTACCAGTTGCCATTAATCCCACTCCTTAAGTATTCGATCAAAAGACTCTTCCCAACGCTTTACTAATTCAGGCTGAATTCTGCGAAGGGTTGGATAGATAAACCATCCTCTGCTTCCACGACCTTGCCGTCCTGAATAACTTGGAAACTGCTTGAACCTATTAGAACCAAACTCAAGACCTGGCCATAGTATTTGGGTCGAACCACCGCCACTAAACTTTTGCCTGGCGAATCCATAAGAGAACTCACCGATTTTGGATGACTTACTAATTGCAACGCCATCAGCGACCCTTTGAACTGCTTTGGCAGATTTTTCTCTAGTTCGAGCCGTTTCTTTAATTTGATCAGCCGCATAAGTAGCGAGTTCGGATGATTGTTTTTTTGCTTCATCGATTGCCTTCTCATCCATCGCTTTGAACGCTGCTTTGATGCCACTGAGTTCTTTTCGATCATAAGCGATTTTTGTTTCGCTCACTTTGCTCCTTTAAAATCTCAATTGCAGTCAAAACATCTTCTGCGGTTTGCCATTCGCTCATCGGAATCCGAGTAGTGATTGCTAGTTGGATCAGAAGCCTATTTACGCTTCCGTGTTGATGGCTTTTGGGTCGCCGGCATCACCGACCACCACGTCCGCAACTGTATCCATCCAGTTTTCAAAATTCTTTACTGGCTTGCCATTCAATTCTCTTTTGTGAGCGTTGTATGCCAAAAACATCAAATCCCAAACGCCCATTTTTTCTTGCGCTTGGCTAATGGTGTTTCCAGTATGTTTTTCCCATTTTGCCCACTCCGGAGGATGAGCGACATATATCGCTTCATCCCCTGAAGTGTATTTAATTGTTATTGGTAATTTCATTTTGCTCCCGGTTTATTATTAACTAACTGTTAAAGTTGGTTTTGCAGTGCATTGCATTGTGAAAGTCACTTGCTGAGCATCTGCGCCTGATCCGTTTGGATTAGGAAATGCTGGATAAAGATTTCCGGTAAATACTGCTCCGGTTGCCGCTGTAAATGAATATGCTAAAGCGGTATCCGGTGCGGTTGCTGCTTTATCCCAAAGTAATTCGCAGATTGAATAAGTTGCTCCACCTGCCGAAGCACCCCAGTCTGCCAAGACTGTCAGATCCATCGTTGCATCGTAATCAGTTGTTTTCCAAACTTTGCCGTCTAATGTTTCATAAACATTGCGGTTCAAAGTTGTATTTAGCGCAACTGACAATGCTTGCGCGTCGTAAGATTTTGAGTCAATAGTAAGGCTCAAATCTCGACCTGTGATGACTGTTGTAGCCATTTGTTCTCCTTATGCTTGTGTGTAGTAAGTCGAAACTCTAATGTCGGCCACTAAAAGATTCGATTGCCCTACTGCTTGAATTGTTGGCCTTTCGACCTGTTCGACAACGTATCCGTTAGGGATTACGGCCAAAACGCTCATAACTAATTGCTCGATATTGTCGAGCGCGGCTGGATTGCTGTTGTATGCAACGCAGACTGTAATTGTGTAATTTAATTTAACGTGCAAAGTTGATTTATTGATTGTTTGTAGTTCCATATATGGCGAATCTGGAACAACGACCACCGCTGGAGGTATGACGGATTCAGGAACGAATGAATATACGTTTCCTGCGACTGAAGACAAGGCAGTCGCCAGCGGTGTTCGTATTGACGAGAGGATAGTTGTTGGCATTACTGCGCTATACCTTCAACGTCCATATATTGACCTAATAGGCCGGAAACTTTATTAAATAAACTGCGTCCTAATTTGTATGGAGTAATACTGAAATCGACGCCCTCAATTGATCCGCCGGATGATAAACGTGATTGGAAAACTTCTACTGATACGGCGTAGATTGCCGACTCGACTGCTGCATTTCCAACGTAAGTTGAAGCGCTCGATAAAGTGGCCGTTCCACTTGGAATGACATTGGCCTCGATAATATCGGCGTTAGTGATGGATGCGCTGAATGTTGTAGAAGTGAGATTATCTGCCAACACTGTTCGAGTTCCGTTATATGGTGATCCGCAAGATGCGATGACGACTGATTGTCCTTCTGAAAATTCGTGTTGTCCGACTGTTGTAAATGTTGCGACATTATCTGTTAATGATGTTTTCTGAATAAATGATTTATATGTTGTCAATAATGGCAAAACTACTGATTCTGCCGTGTTAATAATTTGATTTAAGTATGTGTCATCATAAAGAGCGGACGATACGCCTAAAACACTGCGCAACTGAGTTGCGGTAATAATTGTTGGCATATCGCCCTCTCTTCTTACTCCCTAGAAGGATGCCTAACGCCGGGAGCAACGCTAGGCATTTCTAAAAGAACTTAGTTAAGTTCTACTTTGCGATAAGCAGTTGGATATTTGTTAGCGAATGCGCAGAAGCCATAAACGCCAATTTCAAATTCCATTGTGCTGATTGCTGTGGTGCGTAGTGATACTGGTGCGCCAGCAGCCTCATAGAAATCAGCAAATCCTGATGGATAAACGCTGATGTCGCCATCGATTGTATTTGGATCTACTACTAATGAAAGACCCATTACGTTTCCGGAAATTCCGTTTGCTAGTGCAACGTTTCCAGCCGCGTTTTGTGGTTGTAGTGCTGCAAACAATGGACGTCCAGCAGTATCAACTGCACCGATTAGGGATGCAATTTCATTTGGATCAATCATCAAATTATTTGGAGCAAAAGTCATAACGGCAGTTGAATCGCCAATACCTTTTGCAATTCCACCAACCCAGCCTTTGCCAGCAGCGCCAGCGGAGGTTGCTCCACCGGATTTTGCTTGTGCAATTGCGTAAGCATCAGTTTTGCGTGCGTATGATGCAGATAATTCTGCAACTAATAGATCTAAGAATGCTGGCTCTGAACGCTCTAGCAATTCTGCGGATACGATATTAGCACCAGCAAACTTAACAACGTTCACTGTTGTTGAAGTGATTGTGGTGTCTGTTGAATCAACTTCAACTGCTTCAGCGGTTTGTGCCACTGTTGCTTGAGTTCCCAAAGTTGGGATTTTGAAAGAAGTTCCAGCAGCAGGAAGTGAACGGCGGCCGATTGTTCCAATGAACGGACGGCGAGAATCAATTACTCCGATAACTTCTGTTAGATATGGAACTGGAACAACGCCAGCATTTTCACTGGTTGTTGCGTGTTGAATTGTTGCGCAAATATCGCGAGCATCGGTATCACCCAAAGTTGCAAGATATTGTGCCTTCAAATGTTGTCCTGCGCTAATGTTCATATTAACGCGAGGTTTGGCGTAAGCAACTGGAGCAGTAAATTCTACTTTTGTTGCCTCGACCTTTGGTGCTTCTACCGCTTCGGTTGCGGCAGGAGCGTCTGACTGAATGTCAGCCATTTTGGCCTCCTGATTTGTTTCCTCCAAAGCGGTTGCTTCGGAAATTTGTTCTGATGCGGCTACTTCACTGACTCGAGCCGAATCTATTGCTGGTTCTGATACAAGACTGACCTCGATAAGGCGACTTGCTTGAACTACTAAAACACCTTCTTGATTTTCCCAAGCATCGACTGAAACACCGACTGAAAATCCGTCGCGGAGTCCTGTTGCTGCTTCTTCTAAAGCATCATCGGCTGAAAATGTTTTGGCCAATTTGAAAGATGCTTCAATGCCGGAATCTGTTGCTGTGATTTCTTGTAATTTGCCTATTGGACGGGTTCGATCGTGTTCCAATAGCAATTTAACTGATTTTGAAAAATCAATTGAATCTTTTGAAAACTTTGTTGCTCCAGCGGAGGTATTTCCAACCTCATCCCAACTGACAATTTTGCCAGTAATGGTTCGCTTATTGCTATCTGCTGCGGTCAGCGTAATTGGATAACTAATTTTCATCGAATTAGATCCTCCTCTTCTTGTATTTGCTCAACGCTCATCGCGCCGATCCGATTTAGGATTTCATAAACTTGAGCGCGTTCTAATGGGTTTCCACGCAAGAAATCGTCCAAATCAAATCTAACTTCAGTTGTGGTTGATGGCACGAAGTCCGGCATAGAAAGTCTTTTTTCTATACTCACCAAAATTGGTTTTAATGTGAAATCTACAAGCGCACGCCGTTCATTAATTGAATTGCTGTAAGTCATCGAAGTCATTTCAGCAGATACGAAATAAGCACTTATGCCGCAAGCGCGTGCGAGTTCTAAAGCAACATATTGACGTGCTTCTGCCAATTGCAATGACTTTGGATCAAACCCTAATGCTTGTAATTCAACATCAGCATTTAGAAATGCCGTTGCGCGTGATGATCTAGCAACTTTCCAAGATTCTAATAATTTTGTAATCCGTTCCGGAGTTAAATTAGTTCCACTTGATTTTAAAACCATAGTTGGAGTTGGCTCTTTTGCGTAAAGTTCGGCTGCTCGTTCTAATTCAAGCGCTGCACGAATAGTTCTACCGGCGCGATTTAATAAACCTTCATCCATTCCGTTAAATACGACTAAACTGCCGATTCCGGAAGTTGGAACAACTGCGCCATCAACTCGATAGCCAACTATTTCAGTTTGTAAATTATTTAATATCGGTGCAACTCTTGTTGGATCAATTCTTGTCCAAGCACGAACGCGTGAGCCATCTGAACTTGAATATGCGTCTAGAACTTGTCCATAACTAACGCCATAAAATAATAAATCTTCTGCCACATAAGCATAAATGTATGATCCTGGAACTCTTGGGTCAGGTTGATTAATTACGCGATTTGGCTCTTCGTGTGCGCCAGTAAATTTGTTGTATTGCTCAATAGGCAAACTGGCAACCGAGGAGCAAATCAAATTCCTAGCGCGTGCAATAGTAGGAATTCCCATTGCTTGGACTCGGGTTGCAGTTGCTCCAGTATTAGTCGAGGCGTAGATTGCTTCGGAAATTGTAAAAGGCGCTAAAGATGCCGAAACATCAGTTCCGGAAATTGGTTTTTGATTTGTAAAACGATCGAATAATCCCATTGGTGTAATTATACCAAATAGTGAGATAAATTATCTCAACGGACGAGAATATCGACATCCGTTTCAGGTTGTGTCGCAAAATATGAAACCAGGCTAGTAGCAACGCACGCGCAAACGGCTACCTGGCTTGCCCGACGTCCAATAATCCAACCACCATCGCCAAAAGTTAATTTTGCAGCCGATAACATTTGTTTTGTCAGTTCTTCATTGCGATTATGATGTAATCGACCGGACACAATTGCTCCAAGCATACGATCACACGCTTCAGCATAAATAGCACCATCCATATCAGTTATGGGAATACCAGCCGGCATTAATCTTGATGCAACTGCGCTGGCAGTGCGTTTTGAATAGGCGACTGTTTGAACTGGAAATTTACGGACATAAGGCGCAATGTCATTAGCGATTGCTTTGTCATCAACTGAAATTGAATCTTGCCAGGTATGCAATAAAACAACATTGAATTTATCATTGCTCAATTTTTGAGCGGCAACTAAAGCAGCAAATTTTCTATCTGGACTTAAATCTAATCCAAACCAAGTTTCTTTATCCGTATCCAACTTAATTTCGTCGCCACCGCATAAATGCCATTTTTGAGCATCGATGGCTGCGTGAATCGTATCAACCCACTGGCACAAAACTTCTGTTCTGACGATATCCGGTGGATCATTAATAACCGCTTTCAAGTTATCCGGATGAATTGTGTATCCCAAAGATGGATTGGCTTGAGAGAATGCTGGCCAATTCGGTTCGCCATCCTTCCCCAAAATGGGAACTTCAGGTTCAGCACTCCACTCAAACCAACCTATCTTATCTTCAGTTCCGGCAGTTGCGCTTAATGCTCGTTCCCGAAGTTTGTTTAGAATCACCGAATGCTGATCACCAGCATTTGAATAAATCCAAACTTGCGGATTACTGCTAGACATCATCGTATAACGCATTGATGCCCAAGCATCCTCGTCTTTGTATTCTCGTAATTCATCCAAATGGATTGTTTCCGGTTTAGAGATACCTCTCGCAGCGTTATTTGAAGCCTTAACGACGAATCGTCGGTTTCCAAATAACTCTATTTCTTCCGCTCCGTGTTGCCAGCGTATTTTCTTAACTTCTTTCGCCAGTCGATCGTTCCCCTCGATCAAACCAACTATCTGCCTGAATGTTTCAAGAGAAGTAGTTAATCTATGCGCCGCACCAAGTTGCAGTGATTCACCCCAAACAAATAATCCAGTAAGGATGCGGAGCATCATAAAGGTAGATTTTCCGTTTTGTCTAGCGATTACTAATCCGGCTTCGCTGTGATACCAGCGCCCATCTTCTTTAACTTTATGCCCGTGAATAGCCACAAACTTTTGCCATTCCATTAAAGGCAAACCTAATTCTTCTGAAAATTTAATAATGTCATCGCCTTTTGACGGCAAATCATTCAATGGAGTGTGAATTCTTGGCTTCTGAACACCTCCTAATCCCGATGGGAGCGGATAACGCAAGGTTAATGCAGATTTAGGTAGGTCATTCATTATTCGAGCGTGTAATGGCTGATTGAGCCTTTTTCGGGGTTAGAAGAAACGATGGGGGTCGGTGGTGTCCGTCGCGTGGCAAAAAACCGCCCACCCTTACTGAAATTGCATCTACGGCACGCAGCAACGAGATTGTCATCGCTATCAGTGCCCTGTAATCTTCTTGGTATTACGTGATCAACTGTGTCTGCTTCTTGTCCGCAGTAGAAGCAAATGAATTGATCTCTTCGAAGTATTCGTTCTCTAGCCTTGCGCCAATATCTAGTGCCAACACCACGCTTAGTCATCAATGCCATCCTTTAATCTGAAAGTATGACCAAGCCATACACGCATCAGCATCACCAATCGCAGTAATCCCATATCTGTGCTTTATGTATTTCAATGAATAATCTATTTGTTGAAATGGGCTTTTGTATTTCATCAACTTATTTCTCATCTGTGCTAATCCATAATGAGATCCATTACGTGCTTTGTAATTCCAACTAGATTCTTTAGAAATCAAATTATGGTAACAACGATATTGTTTTAATTCTTTGAATTGATAATACGCATAAATCTTTATTTGGTCTTTGGTGACGGCTGCTTCAGCAGCCTCCCCTCTAAGGCCTAATGCAATGAATAGAGGTATCCCGCAAACTAGCCACGCGAACTCGCGGCCAACTCGCCTACGGCGGCCGCGTTTGCGCCTTCGAGGCGCCTCGCTTGGCGCTAAGTTTAGCACGCGTGTCAAGTCATCTTTACAAAAGGCCAGGTCAGACGGCATTTTTACCAACCACCCATTTTAATAAATGGAATTCCAGTCCCAGTTTCAACGTATTGGCAGGTAGTGCATTTTTGGCCTTGGATTCGATAAGCACCGCATTTGGCGCATCTGATTATGTCTTTATCTGTCATCACTTCCTCTTCCAATGGTTTGATTCCAGTTCGATAACAACCCATACATTCTGCAACCACTTTATTAACATCTTCATATGTTTCGTGTATTTCAAACGCTCTTAACTTTTGACACGTTGAGCATTTGAAGATTTTATGCTCGCTCATTTATTGTCGTTTTTGTAGAATCCGCTGCCTTTGAACACTATGCCAGGAGCAGAATAAACTTGAATCATTACATAACCACAATTATCACAAAATGGTTTAATGTGATTTATTGATAATTCGTATTCAAATTGTGTATCACACTGAAAACACGCATAATCGTATTTAGGCATCAGATTTTGGATGCAATTCAATTTCATTCACGCAGTGGCAAGCAGCGCAAGTTTTAACGCCGTCTTCGATGATAATTCGTGGATCATTGCATAAATCGCAAACCTCCACTTTGCCACCGAAGCGGTCGTCATAGCCCAGTTTTGTCATAAATAATCGTTCGAGTTCTCTTTTGCGAATACCCATTGACCGTTATTGCCTAACCTTCCCCATATAGCCGGACATTGATTTGATTTGTTTTTTTCGACGCAAACCCAACCATTAAACGGCTTACCGGTTTTAGCTGTGCCAACTTTATTGACCATTGCTCCGTGACGGCATTCAAAAGTTTCGTGAATTAATGTTGCCCCAAGTTCTTTGGCGACTTCCCCGACTGACCAAACTCCTTGCTCATTCGAAACTGGCGCAGGTTCACTACGTTGCTCAGATTGCTGGACTCGTTCCATTTCAATTCTGCTTGGACGTGATCCTCTTTTAGCATAGACGTAATTGGCCAACGCACGACCGAGAGCCGAAGATTCGCAGACTTCGATAGCAAATTTGTTAAAGCCTTTTTCAGCCTGGACTTCGGATGCCCAACCAGTCGCAGTTGCAAACTCATCAGTCTTATCTCGATAAATGCTAGCCATAAAAACCACTCTATTCGTTTGTATGTTAGCCATTTCGACCATTTTTGTTTCAATGCGCCCGTTAGGGTTATCTTTCCAAAATTTCTCAAGTCGCTCTTCGACTGTTTCATAATCCTCCAAATTAAACGCCATAATCTATTTCCTTAACTCCTATCGCATCTTGTAGTTGTCGCTCGATGGTGTATTTCTCACCATTCCACTCCTCACATAGTAGAACGCAGGACTGGCATAAGTATCGTTTCGTGCCGCGTTTTGCTCCAATAATTACCCAATCGGCTGGC